GAGGCGTTGGTGCGCAGCGACATCACTAAGGTGCTGGCGCTGGCCATCGACCTGGCGTGTATCCACGGCACGGGCAGCAACAATCAGCCGCTGGGCCTGCTGGCCGATCTGGACGCGAACCTGTCGGACAACATCGTGGCGATGGGTGAGAACGGCGCGGCGCCGACCTTCGCGAAGATGGTGGAATTGGAAACGATGATCGCCGCCGGCAACGCGGACATCGGCAGCCTGTGCTACTGCACCAATCCGCAAGTGCGCGGCACGCTGAAGACGACGGAGAAGGACGTGACCGGCAATTACCCGGTCTATATCTGGGAACCGGGCAACACCGTCAACGGCTACCGTACCGAAGTGAGCAACCAGGTGAGCCACACGCTGACCAAGGGCACGTCGGATTCGGTCTGTTCGGCGATGATGTTCGGCAATTGGGCCGACTGCCTGCTCGGTCTATGGGGCACGCTAGACCTGTTGGTCGATCCCTATACCGGCGCCACGTCCGGCACGGTGCGGGTGGTCGCGCTGCAGAGCGTGGACATCGTGCGGCGGCGACTGGAATCCTTCAGCGCCATCGTGGACCTGCTGACGGCCTGAACCTGACGCGCACTTCGCGGGGGGGTGATCTTCATCCCCCCGCTTCTGAAAGGTTCTCTCATGGCGTTTTCGATGGCGACCCCGACAACAGAACCCGTGTCGTTGGCCCTGGCGAAAGAGCAGCTGCGCGAGGATTCCGACGCGGCAGACACGCTCATCACCGGGTTGATAACGGCGGCGCGGGAATATTGGGAGGACTTTTGCGGGCGCGCCTTTATCACGCGGGAATGCACGCTGACCGTGCCCTTCGCGCGGTCCGTAGCGTTGCGCATGCCGCCGGTGCAGGAAGTCACCTCCGTGATTGTCACGGACAGTGCGGGCGTGGAGACGACGCTTGATGACGAGACCGATTATCGGCTGGTGACCACGGGCATTGTGCCGGTCGTGGAACTACTGACCACCCCTGCCGATGCGGAGACGGTGACGGTGAGTTACACGGCGGGTTACGGCGATACCGCGGCGGATGTGCCGACGCGCGCAATACAGGCTATCTTAATCACCATTACCCATTGGTATGACCATCGCGGATTGCTGGCGGATGTGCCGGGACAAACCGAGGCGCCACTGGCCGCGCGGTCACTGATGGTGCAACTGCGCGTCAGTTGGTGAGAATTCTTATGCGCATTGATTCATCCAACTTGAACATCCGCGTGACCATCCTCTCCCGCGTGGAGGTGGAAGAGGATGACGGGACGGTGACGGTGACGTGGCCGACGGTGGTGTGTTCGCTGTGGGCGGAGCGGAAGCCGTTGCGGGGGGTGGAGCGGTTTCAGGCGCGGGAGATGCAAAACGCGAACATGATGAGTTACCTGACCCGGTTCGACACGCGGGTGACGCCGGAGATGCGGTTGGTGGATGGGTCGGCGGTCTACCACATCACCGGGGTGCTGCCGCAGGGGCGGAAGCAGTGGCTGCTCATCGACGGCACGGAAGTGACGGGGGAGTGACATGCCACGGGTGAGCGCGAAGGTGGTGGGGGCGGAGCGGGTGGTGGCCGGGCTGAAGGCGCTGGCGCCCGCCGTGCAAGATGATCTGAAGCCGGTCACGAAGCGGGTGGCGACGGCGGTCAAGCAGACGGCCAAGAGCAGCGCGCCGCGGTCCTCGGCGACGAAGGGGGCGGGTCGGCGTCACCTGGCGGATACCGGCTCGGTGAAGGTGAGCAAGGACGGATTGGAAGGGAAGGTCACCTTCGGCGGCAAGGGGGCGCGTCACGGGCACCTGGTGGAAGGCGGCACGCAGGGTCATAAGATCGGCGTGCGCGAGCAGCCGAAGCGCGGGGCGCCGCGGCGGGTGATGAGCGACGGGACGCGGGTCTTTGGCCGGGTGGTGAATCATCCGGGGGCGAAGGCGCAGCCGTTCCTGGCGCCGGCGTTGCAGGCGCACGCCGAGGAATTTGTGTCCGGGGTTGACGCGGTGTTGCGGAGGCATACGGACGGGTAGGGCCGTTCTGCGGGCCGGAGCGCCTGCGGGCGCGGTGGCGGCTGACCGAGGAAGAGGAAGACGAGATGATCACCGGTAGGGAGCAGCTTCTTTCAGCCGTCATTACGCGACTACGCGAAACAATCACTGCACCGGTGAAACTCGTGGTTCCCAACAATCAACCATTTCCATATGTTGTTCTCCCTGATGGAAAGGATTCATTTCCTTGGGAATTTGGGGACGTTAAATCAAAACTCATTACAAAAATAACTCTCAAGATTGGTTATTACACAGGAGGAAGTAGCGCAGGACCAATGCCTTCCATTGAACTCTGTGATCAGATAGTTGATTCCTTCAACGTCCCACTTGAATTAACTGATGGTTTTTATGAAATTGAAGCTATCCCAAAACGTGGTGGAGATGACCCCTGTTCAGATGGAGCTGCGGAATTTTGGCGCGGTGAAGTCGTGCTGGAAGCGATCATCGGGCATCCAGTGTGACGATGAAACCGCGCGCCGTGCAAGCACGGCTGTGATTGAAAGCGCCGTCCATCCTGGCCGGCTGTGATTGAAATGATTTTCTAACCGCCTGGGGGCGGTTTTTTTGTGGGCGCGCTCGTATTTTACGGGCGCGCTCATATCTTACGAGCGGGCGGGGACCGCAGAAAGGTTAGGCACATGACTTTTGTAAAGGGCCGGGACATGCTGGTCAACAAGGACGGCGACCCGCTGCTCGGTGAGGTGAGTTGCACGGTGGACGCCGATCACGGTGAGATCGCCATCAAGACGAAGGGGATGGACGGCACGGCCTACATTCACGACGGGCAGGAATGCACGGTGAAGGTGGATGGCGCCATCAACGACAGCGACACGGTGACGAAGGCATTCCTGGCGGCACTGGAGGCGGAAACGGACCTGACGGACGTGGAGGTGGTGACCGGTTTCGGCACGTATTCCGCGACGTGGTTCGTAGGGCCGATCAGCCTGACGGGCGCATCCGGCAGCGAGCAGACCTTCTCCTTCACGCTGAAGGCGTCGGGGGGTTACACGTTCACCCCCGTGGAACCCTGATCCGCGCGCAGGAGTGCGCGACGCCGGGCAGGCGCTTCCCCCTGCCCGGCGTTTTTTTGCAGGTGGGGAAGCGAAAGGGGAAGCGCGATGGTAAACAATCAACGCGGCGAAGTCTCTATCTCCATCAACGGGGAGAAACAAGATTTCAGGATTAATCTACACGATCTCGGTTGCTTCAAGGAGATGACCGGGAAAGATGGGTTTTTACTCATTCAGAAATCGAAACTGGCATACATCAAGGCTTATAAAGAAATAGAAGCCGCTGGAAAATTAAATAACGAAGCTGAAATGATTTATGCCTGTTACAGCGCCATCATCGAAGCAGGTATTGATTCCGATGATCTGGCCGCGCTCATGTATGTCGGGCTTCACCAGCACGCTCAAGGCATTACATTTGACGAATTCAGATTCTCCGTCGATACAGAAGACTTGCAAAACTTTGCCCTTCTACTTCCGTTAATAAATGATAGAAATTCTCCGGAGAAGGCGGTAAACCCTCCATTGCGGGGAAGGACGCGACGCTGACAGAGATAGACTGGGAATCATTCGTGGTTCACATTGTTGCACATCTCCCGTCCTATACAGTGGATGCGGCGTGGAACCTTACCCCGCGAGAAGTATTTACTTGTATTGACGCTATTTACCAGCGCAAACAATTTTATGGAGTCTTCGCGCTGGCGGCGGCGAACGGGCCGCGGCTGGAGCGTCCGCTGCGGCGGGTGGAAGACCTGATCGGGCCGCCGCCGTTCGCGCCGGAGCCATCGGCGGAGGATGACGCGGAATATTCGCGGCGGATTGCCGCGCACCTGCATAAGCGCTGGCCGGAGAAGTACCCGGCGCCGGAGGTTAATGATGGCGAAAGACCGGAAAATCAGCGTTGAGATTACCGCCGACGTGAGCGGACTGCAGCAGAAGCTGCGCGAGGCTGCCGGCGCCATTGACCGGGCGATGAAGGGACCGCTGGGGCGCATGGGCGCGCAGATGGAGATGATCGGCGGGAAGATGAGCAACCTGGGCGGGATGATGACCGCCGGGTTGACCGCGCCGATTGTGGGGGCAGGCATTGCCGCCTTCGGCGCGGCGAACCACCTGGCCGACTTCGCCGAGCAACTGGACAACATGGCGAAGACCACCGGACTGAATACCGACCAATTGCAGGTATTGAAGTTCGTGGCCGACAACGCCGGTCTCTCCTTCGAGACGATTGCCAACGCGAGCGCGATGGTGCAGCAGAAGCTGATGGGCGTGGAGAACGATTCCGGCGCGGCGGCGGATGCGCTGAAGATGCTGGGCGTCTCGGTGACGGACGGCGCCGGCAACCTGCGCGACATGTCGAGCCTGTTCCCCGAACTGATCACCCGGTTGCAGGGGGTGCAGAATCAGACCGAGCGCAACATGATCGCCAGTCAGATATTCGGCAGGTCCTGGAAAGAACTGGCGCCGATCATCGGCATGAGCGCGGCGGAATTCGCCAACGCGGAAGCGCAGGCGCGGTCGCTGGGACTGGTGCTGGACGGTGACGCGCTGAACGGCGCGCGGGCAATGGATGAGCAATTGGACGCGCTGAAGCGGCAATTCGACGCCCTGGTGCTCACCCTTGGGCAAGCGGCCATCCCGCTGATGCAGGCGCTGGCGCCGATTGTCTCCGACGTGATCGTGCCCGCCTTCACCCGACTGGCCGAGGGGATCAAGGGCGTGGCGGAATGGTTCAGCGCACTTCCCCAGTGGGGGCAGAATGCCATCCTGATCTTCGTCGGCATCCTGGCGGCTATCGGCCCGTTGATCATGGGGCTAGGTGGGCTGATCAGCGCCTTCGGTACGATCATGTCCATCGGCCCGGCGGTGGGGGCGGCGCTGACGGCGGCGATGGGGCCGGTGGGGTGGATTATCGCGGCCATCGCCGCGCTGGTGGTGGGCATCGTGCTGCTGGTGAAGCACTGGGACACGGTGAAGTACGCCACGGCGCAGGCCATGTCGTTTATGAAGATGACGGTGCTGCGCGGGGCGGCGCTGATACTGAAGGCGTGGAACGCGCTGTGGGGATGGATTCCCGGCCTGGGGCCGCTGCTGAAAAAGGGGCTGGCGGCGGTGCAGGGGGCGCTGGATTCCGAGCAGGCGAAGATGGATCAGCGGTATGACGAGCGGCAGGACGCGCTGGCGAAGAAGCGGGCGGCGAAGGCGACTGCCGCGGCGGAGAAGGCGGCGAAGTTGAAGGCATCCGTGCCCGGCGTTCCCGCCGTGCCGGGCGTGCCCGCCGTGGCGGCGCCCGCGGTGGCGTTGACCGACGCGCAGGACCAGGCCGCGGCGAGCGCGGCGAAGCTGGCAAACGCGGAAGTGCGGGCGGCAGACCGGACGGCGGACGCCTGGACCGAGGCGAAGGACGCGGCGCAGGCGGCGCTGGATGAAAAGCAGGCCATCGCGGAAGCGAACGCGAGCAGCTTCCTGCTCTTCAACGCGCAGTTCCTGGCGGGGGTGAAGGCCGCCGGCGCGGTGGCGAAGGCGGCGTTTACGGACAAGTGGGCGGGCCTCAAGGACTCGCTGGCCGGGTTGACCGGCGGGGCGGGCGCGGTACCGGCGCTGGCCGGGGCGGGGGGGGTCTCCGTGCCGTCCATCGGATCGGCGCTGTCCCCGGGGGCGGCGGTGGAACGGTCCATCGCGCAGGGGGGGGACGCGGGGCCGGTGGTGGTGCATATCCACGGAGACGCCGCTTCAATGATGAAGTGGAGCACTGACAACGCGCGGCAGCAGGCGCGGATTGTGCTGCATGACGAGGTGAAGGGGTTGGGGGTGCGGGGATGAGGTCCTTACTCCTCGTGTTACTGCTGGCGCTGGTCAGCGCCTGGGGGTGGTCGGTGGGGTATGTACTGGGCGCGCGGCGTGATTTTGAGGAGCATCCACCTATTTAC